TGTTTTGATTTCCACTAACCAAGTGATATTGCGCCACGATACCAACAAATCGGGCATTCCTTTACCAATGGCGGCAAGACTTTTGACGGTTGCACCGCAATAGCGGAAATGTTTAACGATCTCGGTATGATTGGTGTCGGTACGTGCTGCTATTCGCATGGAGTGGCTCAAATGCTGGTCGATAAGGTGGCGGGGCTTTTTCCCCGTTAAATTTTGCAATCTTCACTTTGTGTTCAGGCAATCCATATACTTGACTTTTTTTATTAAGTCTAGGTGCAACCTGAAAATCTAATTCAGCCACTTTGCCCATATATATTACATGATTGCTGGCAATTAATTCATCTATTGTATTTCCTATTCTTCCTTTCTTTTTATAATGTATTCCCAATATAACAAACAGTTTATTTTTTGTTAATGGGCCGGTTACTTTTATAATTTCTATTATTTGTTTTTTAATTTGACTAAGCAATTAATTCCCTCGTTATATCTAAGAGTTCTTGTTCTGTTCCGTATCGAGATTCAAATTCTCTTTTCCACGGATGCCTAGAAACCGCAAAATCATTATTAATACCTGCTCGATGATGAGTTGGACATAAACCTATTGCCTCCATATGTCCTTTTCTACGTGAACCACTTACTAAATGATGCACATCACATTCGGAATGTAATTTGAAATGCAGTTTGCAAACGATACATCCCAAATCACGAATCTTGTTGTGGTAATCCAGTTCGGCTTTCTTCACTCCAATGCACCCCATGATTTGAACCAAAAGCGTAAATAAGGTCGATTAACTCGCCAAATTGTTCTTTGGTCATCTTGCTGGTTCGCTGGCCTAGCACTACAAACCCACCGTCAATACCTGGCACAATGTCAGCGCGAACTAAGGCGGCAGAAAGAACATCTTTCCAGTTTTCCGGCGTAAGTTTTCGCTCATACCAGATCACTTGTCGAGATAAATCGCCAAGCGCCGCCCACATCAGCTTATTCTGCTCAACGGTTCTCAAGCCAGTATTCACTAATTCGCTTTCCGTTTTTCAACGTAATGCGGCGAGATTGCACTTTCCACCGCAAACCCCTCAGTTCGCCCATACGCTGCGATAGCGCGTAGCAACCGTATTTCTGAAGGCTTACCATTACCGTGAGTCTCTCGCCTCTCCTGAGTGCCTCCAGAAGCGTCCAAAGCTGCTTTTGAGTTGAGAACGGATACAGTGGTTTCATTTTTTCACCTCATTTTGTTTTTTTATGATTTTCAATAAATCTTTAATGATTGAATCTTGCCAAATTAACTGAACTTCACTTTCACCAACAAAATAAATATCGCTAAAACTTATTTGTTGTTTATTTATATGTTTGAATCTAATGAAATTTAAACCATCAGTGCAATATTTTAAATCTTCTTTGTAACAATTAATTTCCTGTTTTATTTCTTCAATCGTTCTTGCTTTGCGCCTCATAAAACCTCCAATATATTGTCTTTTGAAATAATACATTCTTCCTTGCACTTTCGTAAAAACTGCCCTGCGTCCGAAGCATCACCGAAATGCCGGGCTTGCATGACGATGAAATCCACCTGCGCTTGATTCCGCACCTTGTCTGGCGTCCACCACGGCATTCTCGGGTTCGCCGCGGCGGTCGCAACCTTTTGCAAGATCGCTGCCTGTTCTGCATTGGGTTGTGTCTTTGGCGGCGGCGGCAAGGAAACGTAGGGTTTTGATTGATTTCCCAGTAACGCCTTGAACTGGCCGAGAGTAGGGGGCCATTCGGGGAACTGCGAAGGCAGAGCTTTGATTGCTGCCTGCATGGAATCCAGATCGCATTCCAACTGCATCCAGGTCGTTACCCATCCTTCTATCTCGCCCTCATCCTTGAAAGCTGAAGTGAATTTTTGCCCATAGGAATTCTTAAAAACCTGCCCGAGCCTGACTGCCCATTTCCTATCCAATTAATTTCTCCTTTGGAAAAAAAGGATCATCTTCCTGCTCGTATTTATCAAGTAATTTCAAACTGGCGGCGGTGAAGTTAAAAGGTTCTTCTTTTTTCTTTACCCAATCAGCTTTGAATCCGGCCCAACCCCGAGCGCAACATTCAATCAAAGCATTTTCTAAACTCATTCCCGATTTTTTTGCTTCTCGGTCAATTCTGGATAAAGCAGAGTTTGTTAACGGTGCCTTCTTTGCTTTGCGGAGAACTAGAAAATCCTGCCAGATTGATTCTGATACTTCTTCAGGACGATTACACGCGCTCTGCGCGACAGTATTTGTTTTTAAAGTAGGTTGATAGGTTTTTAGGATGTTAGGTTCTTTGGATGTTTGGATAGTATTACCTTCGTTATTCGTTTGTAATACGTCCGTATTCTGTAAGTCATTGTTTTTATTCCACCTTGATTTTATGCTTTTGGTGGCCTTCTCACACTTGTCTTTAAACTTGGAAATTTCATATTCACAACGCTTGTGAATATACTTTCCGTCAACCTCCTGAAAAAAGTCCGTAAGCACTCGGTAATACGCTTCGCATTCGTCCGTATTACGAACGGATATAAGCCGCATCGCTGTTTTTTTATCTAGGGGTTTTTCGGTAACGTAATACATATCAAGCAACTGGCGATATATGCCATGCTCTAGCAAGGTCAAATGCCCTGTATCGCGTCGGTAATCTCCAACATGATGTTGGTAATAAAACAAAACAGTCTCCTCTGGTGCTGGCCTATCCGGTGAGAATTCCGGAGGTCGGCACCCTTGACGGGTTGAAACGGTCGAATAGACCAGCCCACAGGAGACTGTTTATCCGACACTCTATACGCTTCTCACGGCGCATCACGATGTTATTACTTGCTATTCTTTATTGCAAGCATTTCATTCCTTAACTCTACCGCTGCATCCACTCCACGTTTCAGCCTGACCGCCTCAATGTATTCCTTTCTATCCTTTCGCTTGAGAACGGTCCGGGCCTCGCATTCCAGCCGCCACGCCTCGCACGATGAACAGACTACCCGCCCATCGCGCAAGGTTATCGGTGAATTTTCGATGAAGTTACAGCCTAGACATTCCACTTTTTTATCACCCTTGATGGCAGTTCAAAAATGCGCCACAGGATCGCAACCGCTACGCACAGCAGGATGAATCCGGCGACGATAACGGTGCTGCCGATGACCGCGATTTCTTGGAATAAGAGTTTCATTCTGTAAGTCTCGTTCGATAATCCACCCAATCCCGAATTACCCATTTTGATATGTTAAACATTTTTGCAATTTCACTATATGATTTTCCAAATCGTTCCCGCTGATACCGGCATTCCTGCACCACGGAAAAAGGAATTACGCGCCGTCTGGTCATATTTTTCTTTCTACTGTGCAAATAGTGTCGTTGTGTGCGCCACCGTGAGCCACCAATAATATTTCAATCATTTCAAATCCCAATGTTTTACCGATGCCACCGCTGTTCCAACCAAAGCACAGCACAACACCACCTGATCTAGTAACCCGCGCCACTTCTTTTTTTCTATCACCGTAGAATGATGATTGAGTATCCTTCATGTGAACTTCGCGGCCAACTTGTTTGTAACATTCGCTGATCTGGCGCGGACTGTATGGTGGATCAAACAATATTCCATCTGCATAGCCATCTGGATGTGATTTCAAAAACTCCAATGCTTCCATGTGGCTATCGGCTGGAACATTAGGGTCTAGATCGTTTGTTTCCATATTTGGCGCTTTACCGAATGGACTGTTACGGCTAAACGGATCAAGCCATAAGCCACTATCTTCAGAGAAATATCTACCGATCAATTCTTTGATAGGTGCAATGCTAAAAGTATTGTGGTTTGGCATAGCCCATGATCTATTAATAATCATGTTTTATCAGCGCGAGTTACCGCCGCCTCATTGCTGTATTTTTCTGGATAGCGGATTTTCAGTTTATCAATATTCTCCGCTGCAATCTCGTCCATATCCATGCCCAGATTGTTTGCAATAACGGCGAGATACCACATCAAATCACCGATTTCCTCGCGCACGTTTTGAAAGTCGAGTTCCTTGTTATAGAACACATGCTTTTTGACTGCATCGCCGAGTTCACCGGCTTCGGTAAACGTGCCAATCATGCCATGTAACAGAGCATCCTTGAGATCAAGCGGTTTTTCTGTGCGTTGCGCCAGCTTTTGATATTCACTGAATTTCATTTTTTCTTCCCATACATTGAAATTTGAACGAGTAGCTGCCCTTTGGTAATCACCTGCAATCGGTAGGCGTTAGCCAAAGGCACTTTGTCTCGCCACTGAAATACGCTTTGAGTGCTAATGCCCAGTGCTTCCGCTACCGCCCTTCGCCCTCCGTAAAATTGAACTGCGTCCTTTGTTTTCATGCTACCTCATTTGTTGTTGACAAGTAAAACTGACAGGATTATATTATCACCTCAGTTGTTTTACAAGACCTACAGGTATCGGAAGGCGTGGAGTCGCTTGCTAATAATCAAGGTCTAGACCACTGGCGCACCGGTATCCTGTAGGCCCATAGGAAAAAACATGAAAATAATGGAATTTATGTTGGATGCAATGCTAGGCGTAGCAGTTATCACTGCCGTTTGGCTTTTTGTAACTGTGTTGTTTTCACTTTCGTAGAGGGAATCATGGAAGAAACTAATATGCTGGCTATCAATGAACTGGCCGCTGCACTTAGCAAAGCGCAGGGCGAAATCAAAGGCGCGGTCAAGGATTCGTCCAACCCGTACTTTAAAAGCCGTTACGCTGATCTTGCGTCGGTCGTAGAGGCATTGCGTGAACCGTTTGCTAAACACGGCCTGTCTTATATTCAGCGCACACACATTGGAGATAAGGAAGATTACGTGCGCGTTGAGACAGTGCTGATGCACTCATCTGGTCAAAGTATATCTACCGGGTTCTTGCAAGTTCCGGTAACCAAGATTGACGCGCAAGGTATGGGATCAGCCTTAACGTATGCCCGTCGCTATTCTCTTTGCCTTTTAGGTATCGCGCCAACAGATGACGATGGCGGCGCAGCAATCGGCAAATCCGTAGAACCGGTCGATCTTCAGCCTTTGCTCGATGCCAAAACTTTGCCTGAACTGCAAAAGGCTTTCCAGACCGCCTATAAAGCCGCACAGGACGCACAAAACACCGTAGGCATGGCAGCTATCATCAAATGCAAGAACGAGCGCAAAAACGCTTTAAACGCGCCGGAGGCCGCATGAACATCGTAAACGTAGAGCAAGGAACACCGGAATGGTTAGCCAGCCGATCCGGTAAAGTCACGGCAAGCATGATTGAAAACGTGCTTGCTGGCCCGACAACAGCGGCCCGATTAAATTATCAAGCGCAGATTGTTGCCGAGATTCTTACCGGAAAACCGCAGGGTAGCATTTACGTTAATGAAGCTATGCGGTTTGGCACCGAGCAAGAGCCGTTTGCTAGGGCAGAATACGAGATTAAAAATGAAGTTTCTGTTGACCAGGTGGGCTTAGTTATCCACCCCACTATTGAACGCGGCGCAGCATCACCGGATGGCATTGTAGGCGAAGGACTGGTCGAGATTAAATGCCCTCAGATTGCTACGCACTTAGGCTACATTTTGGATAAAAAAGTGCCTACCAAATATGTTCCGCAAATCCTATGGCAAATGGCTTGCACCGGTCAAAAGTGGTGTGATTTCGTTAGTTTTAGACCGGAATTGCCCGAAAAGCTACGGATGTTTGTTTGTCGGTTCGAGCGAGACGATAAGCGAATTGCAGAAATTGAAGAAAAAGTAATCAAGTTTTTAAACGAAGTAGATAAACAACTGGAGAAGTTAAATGGCTTATGAGATTCGAGAAAATACTGGTTCAACCTTCAAGAATCAAAAGAAGGAAACCGATAAGCATCCCAACGTCACAGGCTCATGCTTGATTGACGGTAAAGAATACTGGATGAGCGGATGGACAAAGCAGGACAAGAACGGTAATCCGTGGCAGTCGTGGGCCTTCAAACTGAAAGAGGCAAAACATGAAGAAAAGCCCAAACAACAGCCAAAAAATAATTTTGAGGATATGTCAGATGAAATCCCATTCTGAAAAACTTGATTTAGCCATTGCATACCTGCGGTCTAGAAACATTTATGTTGTTGACGCTAACAATAAGTTTGTTCCTACACCGGTAGCGCACACAGACGTAGCCGCAACAATCCGGCGTTACGAAGTTCAAGTTTTAGGTGTAGATAACATTAAGAAAGCAACATTCAAATGACCGTCAACCCCGTTTGTCAGGTGTGCCGCCGCGAAGCAGGTTTTAAGCTAGTCAGGTCAGCAACCGGCAAACGGAGGTTGTGGAAATGCAAGTCGTGCCTTGAGCGTATCAGCGTGTCTTTTCTTGCAGTAAAAGAGCGAAAGATATTTAAATGATTGACTGGAAAGATGTGTACGGTAAAAAACAGCAATGGCAAGTTCATACGCCACATTGCAAGCATTGCTACCGTGAAGGTTTTTTTGATGCTGGCGTAAGTGGATTATTGATTATTATATTAATGATATTAGCGTATGGTGCGGAGGTGATGCAATGAGCGACACACCGAGAACAGATGCGTTGATGAGCGATATGAGCGAGGGTTGGCCTGATCGGTGGGCAAAATCACATGCACAGCTTGAGCGCGAACTTGCCGAGGCAAAGGCTAAGATTTCGGCGATGCGTAGATGGGTTAATAACAACATGACGTTTTATGATGTTGAACCTGACGGCCCCGATGTTTGCACTAGTGGGCCTAATATCCCAACGCTTTGCGCTGTAAGTAAGCGCATTTGGTATCACGCAACAGATAATCAAACGGTATCACTATTTAGTGAAGTAATTGATTTGCGGCAATGAAGGAGGGGAAATGACACGCGAAGAAATGATTGCGGCGCGGGAAGCTTTTAAAAAACGTGGATTTTGGCCCAATGAAATCATGTGGGGCTGCTGGAGAGATGCGTGGGATGCTGGAGTAGCCGCCGAGCGTGAGCGGTGCGCGAAGATCGTTGAGCAATACACCGGCGCATGGAATGACGAGGGGTTCGCGCTGGCGGCAAAAATCAGAAAGGGTGAATGATGAGCGACACACCCAGAACGGATGTCGCCCAGCACAACATGGGATCAATAATGGAACCGCACTACGTGGTTGATGCTGACTTTTCACGTTACCTTGAACGCGAACTTGTTGGTGCGAGGGCCGAACTTGCCGAGGCACAAGCTGAAATTACTCGCTTGAAGGGCGAGGCTCAATACGGCTCTACTTTTGTTCAGCGAGCAATTGATGCCGAGCGCGAACTTGCCGAGGCAAAGATGGAGGCGGAGAGATATCGGTGGCTACGGGATAACTCATACAACGTACAAATCGGACTTGAGCGCGAACTTGCCGAGGCAAACGCAAGGCTTGACTGGCTTGATACTGTTGAGTGTGGGATTCAGCACAAATCATACGGAGAATATCGGCATTACATCGGAAAAGGTTTTCCGAAAGCACGAGAAATAATCGACGCAGCAATGAAGGAGGGTGGGAAATGATCAATATCACTGTGCTGGACACGGAACTTGATGCGATTATCGACGAGTGTAACCACGATTTATATGAACAGGAAACGGCTTGTGCGGATGGATTCTGCCCGATATGTGCAACAGCCGAGATTGTGCGGCTGACAAAACTGCAAGACGAACTTGCCGAGGCTGTAGCAAAAGAGCGTGAGCGGTGCGCGAGGGTGTGTGAGGAAATGGCAAATAGCAGGTATCAGTTAAAAGAAAGCATTGAAATTATGTTGGCTTGCGCTGATGCAATCAGAAAGGGTGAATGATGACTGACAAACTGAGAGAAAGTATAAGTATCTTTGGGGATAGACCTTGTTACAAGTGCGGAAGTTACAACTGTGATATGTCGTGCGAAGCCGCGCTTGCGGAACCAACCGTTCAGGAATCCTTAACAGTTGCGGAACCGGTTGCGTGGAAACATCCCGATAAGAACATGGTGTTTTGGAAGGACACAAAAGATGTAGACGAATATCATGGATTCAAATTAACTATTCCCCTCTACGCCGCCCCGTCGCGCAGGGAGTGGGTTGGGCTGACGGATGAGGAGATCGCAAAAGTTGCAAATAGTTGCGTGTGGAGTGAAACCTACCACGTTGATTTTTCACGAGCCATTGAAGCCAAGCTGCGGGAGAAGAACACCTAACCAATCATGCTCTCTGCCGCATCCTGAACGTGCGCCACACGATTAAGCCAGCCCTTGCCGAACACATCAAACGTCGGCAGGGATTGGTAAAAAGCCTCTTTGCCCAAGCTAAACGCCTCCAACAGCTCAACGGGATCGGCAGCGGTCGCAGCAGCGATTGTGGCCCTGCCGATGATACCGTCTGGCTTCACCTCTAGCGCCGCTTGCAGCAGCTTTGCAGCGCGTCCTGGGCCCATGTTTACCGCAGCGTCAAACACCGCATAATCCACGCCTCGGGGCAGATCGTCGCATTTGCAGGCATCCCAATAGCGTTGCTTGTAAAGCGGCGTCACTAGCTCGGGCGTCAATGCTCGCATCTCGGCCTCGTCCACATCGCGGTTAACCCACTCCCTCCAAACATTGCGCGTCACGCCGAGATTAGTCATACCGCCGGGGTCATTTCGATGATTTGAAAATCCGCCTTCTGACTTCAGCACCAGCGCCAACGACGCGGGGAAATTACTTAGCATTTTCAGGTCGCACCACGCCACCAATACCGAGAGCCGCAGCGATACCCTGTGCCAGCAGTTGATACTGGGGCGGCACCAACGGCATCAAAACCATCGCAATAACACCCAAACCTGCCATCGTTGATGCTTCACCGAAACGCGCTTTTAACCAACCCATGACGTTCTCCTTATTTATCCGCTTTGTGGTCGAGCTTGCAAAAAATCTTGTCAAGCATGTCTTTAATTTCTGAAATATCGCGTCGATAATCTTCTTTTGCCAAATACTTTTCCGGCATTTTACGCATGTCCTCGTCTAGCCTGTCAAGCGTTGCCATAATTCGATTTAACACCCAGCCACCAAAAAAACCTGCAATCGCAAGCCCCGCATTTATTAATGATTGCGCTTCCATGCAAATCCTTTTTCATCAAGGCTAAAGAGCCTAAATATTAACATATATTAAATTATTTCCAAGTTCCCGATACTTTAACGTATGGAGTTGCCTGCTTCCAAACGCCAGATATTTTCACGTATGGGATTGCAGGTTTCCAAACGCCGGAAACTTGAATAAAGAATAATTTTGTTTGCGCCCTAGCCGCAGCACCAACAATCAACGAACCGGAACCGGTTAAAGCGCCGGTTGAGGCATGACTTCTGAATCTTCTAGCATTTCCAAATAAAACGGAACCTTGACCGATCAAAGCGCCAGTTGTAGCGTGACTTCTGAATCGCCTTGCGGTTCCAGATATGACTGAACCCTGACCGACCAAAGCGCCAGAGGCAACGTGAGGAACAGTTAATACTTCATGATCCGCAGCGCCAACTATTGCCGATCCTGCGCCGGTCAATGCGCCGGTCGATGTATGCGTTCTGAATCGTTTTGAAGTGCCGGTTACCGTTGATCCTTGCCCCACCAGAGAGCCGGAGGCAATATGCGGAATAGTCAATACTTCATGATCCGCAGCACCGACAACGGTAGAACCTGGACCTATCAGACTGCCTGCGGTTACATGCGCCCTGAACCGCTTTGCAGCGCCCGTAACGGTAGAGCCTTGACCTACCAATGCGCCGGTCGATGAATGCGCCCTGAAACGCTTTGAAGAACCGGTTACGGTTGAACCTTGACCTATTAAAGCGCCAGATGTTGCGTGATTAGGTTCATGAAATGCACTGCCGACAACAGTAGCACCTTGACCGACCAGCGCACCAGTAGTTGCATGAGTGACAGGGCCAACCGGTTTATCAGGGATTACAGCGGGGAAAAGAGAATCACCGGGGGCGGCAAGTATCGTGGTCTTACCACGAACGGTATTACCCTGTAACGCGCCTTTGCGAGTAATCCTGAAGGGCATTTAGCCCCCCTTATTCACTGACGCAGCGAAGCAAACCGCCGTATGAAGTCGCGCCAGTGGCAGGTTTTGGCAGTTCGATGAATGACAAACACGCGTTATCAAAAATTGCGGTTAGGTTGAGCGAGGTATAAAGACCATCATCCAAGCAAGCCATGTTCGCAATTGGACAAGCGTTGATAGCTATCGGATGCCCAATTACCCAGTCAATCGTTCCAGTGGCTACGGCCGCACTTGACTGCATGTTGGTCAGGGCTTTGATGCCAACGTCACCAGCAGCAAGAGGGGCAAACCAAGAAAGCTGACTCGCCGCTGTATCAATGCCTCCAACCGGACAAGCAGAGAGACCGGTCAACTGCGGCATGTTGGACGATGCGCTGGCTTGGTCAAGATAGATCATACCCACGGGGCCAGCGCCGCCCACCGCCCAGTTATGAGCAGTGGCAGCGAGAACAGTTGTGGGATTTGCGGGAAAACAAAAATTGCCACCGATGTAATCTTGGTTTGACGAAGTACCACTTTGATAGCGTGTTGGAACACCAGTAACGGCGGTTGATGTTGCTGTAGTCAACGCAGCGCCAGCGGCTACCGCAAAAATTCTATCGTAAAGCAGGAGCGAGTTATTGATGACGCTTGCCCCTAAAGTCCAGTTTAGGTAATGGCCTGTGTTTGCAGTGCCAAGGTTCTGAAATCCTAAAGCACCCGTTGTCGCAGAAGTCGGAACAGTTCCACCCGGAGCAGCGGCAGCCGCAGCACCCGCAGACGGTTGACCTGCGCGAGTCCACAAGTCCATTGAATTACCGATGGCCGAAGCAGCAACGCCGGTTTTGGAAAAGTTCAGCGCCTGACCTTTGCCGCTCGTATACGCAGCAATCACCGCATCAATGCTGGCAAACGCACCAACAGAATAAATTGATTTGTTTTCGGCGCGGATCATATCCATCAACATGCCGACGGCTTTATTCTGCTTGGCTTTCGTTGCTGCTTTTGCCAGCAGCTTTTTCATCACCACCCGCGCAGAATCTTCCTTCGTCAGGTATGCGCCAACGGCAATCTCTCCAGCAAAATCACCACCCGGCATGGCATAGACGTTACCCGGCACTCCATGCAGCGGGATCGGGTAATAGAAGTCTTTTGTCTGATCAGAAATGCGTTGAACCTGTTCAGCACCGAGCCAGCGCGTTAGCTTGTCCGAGTGTGTTGATTTACCGCGATTCAGCTTGTGCATGGCACAGTCCATTGGTCAGGGTTTTCAGGGGTAGACCAAGTGCCATCGCAATTATCAACAGCACTCGGCGTTCCTACATTTGGCAAATTAAACTGCAAAGTGCTTGCACATATCCTGCATTGAAAAACCGCATCAATGCTGGTTGTTTCAACAAACACAAAGTCGTGCACGATTACGCAGACAACGCAGTATAAGTCAGTGACGAACAACTCACCGTATCGCCAGCAGCCACCGTCAATCCACCTGTCATATTAATGTCCGACGCAGAAGCCGCTACCGCGCACTGGATAACAATTGTTGCGCCAGAGGTCTGAATGGTGGCAAAGGCAACCGGAGAAGCGTTACCAGTAGCGTTTGTGTCCGCAGAAATAGCGTTTGCCGTTGCCGTTCCGCTCGACGCCGCGCCAAATGCCGTGGAACTCAACGGCAAAGTGGCAACAGCGGTGCCAGGACTTCCGACAGAGCTTGGCGAAATGCGGAACACCAGATTGCCGGAAGTGCTAATAAGAGCAGTTACAGCGTCAGTCGCCGCATTTTTCGCCGCCGTTGAGTGTGTTACTGCCATTTTGAATCTCCTTTAATTTTTCTTGATCCAAGAATCCGGTGAGTTTGAATTCTTCGACTTTGCCTGTTTCTTTGCGTGTGATCTGAATCGTCATCTGCACTTCGCCGATTTGACCGGTTAACGCGCTCATGCCAAAAACCGCAGTTTGTAAAGCGTGGTTAGATACAGCTCGACAATGTTGTCGATGAGCTGCTGCAATGAAGTGTCCGATTTGTCCACAACGTCATACCGGCAAGCCTCAATCTCTTTCAATTGATCTTCCAAAAACTCAATGATGTTGGCCGTTTTCTTGGCCGACATAAGCGAGATCGGGCCGATTAGACCATGCCGACCTTGATACGCTTCCGCAAACGCGTCAGCAAGGTCAATGATGCTGTCGTAAAAGGTGTTCAGGGCCATGTGCTTGGAAAAGCTGCGGGTATTCAAGTGGACGCTGTGCGCCACATCCCGAGCCAAGAACAATATGCCTACAAAATCACATGCTTTGGTCACTGTGGAACTCCCATCGGTGGCATTTGTGGCGGCATACCTTGTGGCGGCATCATCTGTTCCATACCCTCTTGCGGCATCTCGGGCATACCCGGCATGTCTTGGTCACGTCCGGGCATCTCGCTTACCAGATCGCCCGAAGTAATCATGCCGTGGACGGTGCCCATCACAATGTCTTGAATCTGCTCGGGCGACATGCCGGCCTGCACCGCGCTGATACGTTTGGTTTCGGCGTCGTATGCCTTAACTTGGCTGTCAAACTGTTTGACCTGCATCTCTTGGGCTTCGATGGATTTGCTGACATTCTGCAACATGCCGTGCATTTGTTCCATCTCCTGCGCCATCGCCTGCATCTGCTGGTTGGCCGCTTGCAATGCCGGATCGTCCTCGTCAGACAACAGTTTGGGGTCAATCGTCTTGGCAAAGCGTTTTGCCATCTCTTGCGCGCCCGGCCAATCCATGTGC